CGACGGCGAGAACGGCGCGGCGCCCTTCTATCTCAGCCCGGACGTCAAGCAGGCCGAGGTCATCGTTACGGTGGTGAACAAGATCATCAACGAGATCTATCACTCGGTTGGCATGGGCGGCGAGCGCACCAAGCAGGACAACGCCGTCGGTATCGACAATTCCTCCGGCGTCGCCAAGGCTTACGACTTTGAGCGGCTGAACAGTCTGCTGACGACAAAATCCGAGGCGCTACAGAACGCCGAGAACGCGATCGTCGAGCTTCTAGCGGCCTGGAATGGCGAGAAGCCTGGCGACTATCTCGACCCGGATCAGGAAGAAGGTCAGAACGGCTTGGTCAAATACGCCGACACGTTCGACGTTCGCTCGCTCTACGACGAATTCACGGTCGCCGAGAATCTTAAGCTGATCGATGCCCCGCCGTCGGTTCGTCAGGAGCAGATGAAGCAGATCATCGACAAGCTCTTCCCGTCTCTCAAGGCGGATCTGAAGAAGCGGATGCTCGCCGATCTCGACGCCTGGCCGATCACGGAAGCCGACAAGATTCAGATCAACGGCGTCCTCTCCGGCAATCCGACCGCGACGTTCCCGGCCAAGCTGACCGACTCAGAGACGCCGGCGATTCAGCCTCAAACTCAAGTTGAACCCCCGGCCGGTGGCAAGCCGCCCGCCAAGAAGAATTCGCAGACGAGTAAGCGCCAAGGACAGGTGACGAGTCGGACTGCATAACGAACAGCGACATTCGTCGCTGAAGGGCCAAGTGATCGGCTCGAAATCAGGTCAAGTGACCGACCGAAGGAAAAGACTATGTTTCGTTTGATTAACTACACCAACTCCTATCACTCGCTCTACAGCATGGTTTGTCTGGAGCCCGAAGATGGGACGGGTGGTGGCGCTGACACTGCGGCTGCCGCCAAGGCTGCCGCCGATAAGGCCGCTGCCGACAAAGCTATCGCCGACAAGGCCGAAGCTGACAAGGCCGCTGCCGCCAAACTCGAGGCCGACAAGCACGCCAATAGCGGGCTCAGCGACAAGGAAGCCGCGCTTCTCAAGGAGAGCATGAGTCGCAAGGCCAAGATCGAGGATCTGACCGCCAAGCTCAAGGAATTCGACGGCATCGATGTCGCCGAGATCAAGAAGATGCTTGCCGACAAGGTCAGCGCCGAGAAGGCGGCTGCCGAGAAGACCGGCGACTACGAGCGCGTCAAGAAGATGATGGCGGACGAGCACGCTGCGGAAGTCACCAAGCTGAGAACGCAGATCGAAGCGCAGTCGGCCGACGTCGCTAAGCTCACCGGGCAGATTGGCGATCTGACCATCGGTTCGGCGTTCTCCAGCTCGGACTTCATCGGCAAGGAGATGGTGTTGCCGCCGAATAAGGCTCGCCAGGTCTACGGCTCGAACTTCGAGATCGAAGAGGGCGCGGTTATCGCTTACGACAAGCCGAAGGGCTCCGCCGACCGTACGAAGCTGGTCGACGCCTCCGGCAAGCCGCTGGCGTTCGACGAGGCAATCAAGCGCATCGTCGCGGCCGACCCGGATCACGCCAGCCTTCTGAAATCCAAGTTGGCGGCTGGTGCGCGTTCGACGACTGCCGACCTGGCAGTTGCCGCCGCGGCCGCGGCCAAGGGCCTGACTGGCGCGTCGCGAATCGAAGCGATTCTCAACGCTCAGGCTGCTGCCGCGAAGAAAAAGTAATGCGAACATCGAAAACAGTCATATTTGATTGATTTCGGTATTTGACAAAACAGCTTCTCGCGGTATCATATGGTCAATCAGTTTTGACTTGTCTTGAACGAGACTGAAACCAGCTTCCGCGAGAAGCTACAGGAGCTTAAAAATGCCTTTGCTTGTTGCCGAAGCCGCCAAACTCTCGCTCGAACAGCTCGAGCGCGGCGTCATTGAGGAAATCATCGACAAGGACGAACTGTTCGCTCTCGTCCCCTTCATGTACGTCGACGGTAAGGCGTATGTCTACAACCGCGAAAACACGCTGACCGAGGCCGACTTCCTGTCGCCCTACGATCCCGTGAACGAAGGCGGCGCGACCTTCACCGAAGTCACGACCACGCTGAAGATCATGGCCGGCGACGTCGACATGGACAAATTCCTGCTGGCCACCCAGTCGGATCACAACTCGCAGCTTGCGATCCAGCTCGCTTCGAAGGCGAAGGGTCTTGGCCGCGCCTTCCGTCGGGCTCTGGTTCAGGGCTCCTCGAGCGTCAACGCGAAGTCGTTTGACGGCTTGGCGTCGCTCTGCGACCCCTCGCAGGTGATTCTGGCCGACACCAACGGCGCCGCCATGACGCTGGCGATGCTCGACGAGCTCAAGGAACTCGTCAAGCTCGGCGCCGACGCGCTTGTCATGCGCCGTTCGACCTGGCGCGCGGTTCGCGCTCTCCTTCGTTCGTTCAACGGCAACCATGCCGAAGAAATGATGATCGAGAACTTCGGTCGTCCGGTCCACTCGTTCGACGGCACCCCGGTGCTGCTGAACGACTACGTCCCGAACAACGAGACGTGCGGCACGAATAGCGCCACGACCTCGATCTACGCGATCCGCCTGAATGAAGCCGACGGCTTTCATGCGATCTTCGGCGGCCCGTCCGCCGGCATCCAAGTGGAGAACATCGGCACCATCCAGAACAAGGACGCCGTCCGCTACCGCATGAAGTGGTACGTCGGCACGGCTCTCAAGAGCACGCTGTCGCTGGCGCGTCTCGCGGGCATCACCAACGTTTAATCTTGGCAATCAGTCAAGATTGATCTATCTTAGGGCGGGAGCAATCCCGCCCTTTGCTTTATGGGCCGAGAGATAAACGGAGAATTTTGTGACCCTCACTCGTCGAGCCGCTCTTAGCGGAAACGGCCAGACCCAGGAGCCGGCCGTTACAACCGGTCAACCCCGCGTTCACCGCCCGCCCGTTCCGATTCCCGACAGTCGGGAGCCCCGGCGCATTCGCATCGTCCAGAAGGGCTGGGAAACCTATACCGGCAACTTCGGTGGCGTGGACTTCACTGACGGTCTGTCCGATGTGGCGATCCCCGAGACGTTCTCGGATCGCATCTGCACTCAGATTCGCGCCGTCGACGCCGAGACTGGCGACTCGATCGGCCCGCAACAGCGCATGATCGACGCTCGCACGGCGCGTATGCCGGTTGCGGTGCATCTGGAACACGCCACTGTCACCAAGCAGGAGCAGCTCGAGGCTGACGCTGCGGTGCTGGTTGCATCCGGCGATCTCGAAGCCAAGCAAGAGACGATCTTCTACACATACGAAGAGCTGTGCGTCCTCGTCGAGAAGAAGGGCATTCAGGGTCTCCGGGACGTGGCTTTGCCCTATGGCGTCAAGGCGCGCTCGATCCCCGATCTGATCGAGAACATCCTCAACGCTCAGCAACTCGCCAAGAAGTCCGCTCCCGTGATCACCGAGTAATCGATCGCCATGAACAGCTACCCCGCTGGCGCATTGGTCGCCGTAACGATCCCGTTCGTAGACATGAACGGCGCCGCCATTTCGCCGGCGGGGATGACGCTTGCCTATCGAGTGCTCGATGAGCTGGAGAACATCGTTCAGGACACGACCGCGCTTGCGGCGCCGGGAAGCACCGACACTTCGGTCCTCATCAGCGTCCCGGAAGTCTGCAATCAGCTCGCCGGCCCTGCGCCCAACATCAATGACGGGACTCAGAGCGGCAACCTGATCATCACGGTCTCTGGTCTGCGTGAGATTCAGCTCACCATGACGACGCCCACCGGCGCTTTCGTCAGCAAAATCCAATACATTCTTCGGGCGAGCGACGCTCAGCTCGTCCTGCTTCAGAACTCGTTTCAGACCTACAATCTGGCGCTTCTGACCGCGAGCAATCTCCCCAACCTCACGGCCTTTCCGACGGCGACTGAGCAGGATCGCATCAACGCCATGTCGACGGCCTGGCTGCGGTTGACCAAACTTGGCTATTTCGTGCGCTGGCCGCGCGACCCGGACGCTCAGAACTATCTGAACTGGTTCGACAGCCGCAACGAGATCATCATCCCGCGTCTGTGGACGGCGATGACGACGCAGCGCTGGTACAGCTATTATCCTGAGATCTTCCGCCAGGCGATGCGCAACGCGCAGGTCGTCGAGGCCGATCAGATCCTCGCCAACGACGTCTACGCGCAGCGCCGGGCCTCCGGCATTCTATCCGAGCGCATTGGCGAGTCGAACACTACCTTTCGCAACGTTCAGCCGCTCGATCTAGGCGTCTCGCGCGCGGCGCTCGCCTTCATCCAAGGCTACGTCGACATCAAATACACCATCACTCGGAGCTGATCGTGTTCCTCCCCAACACGACCGGTCTTTTGACGTCATACACCGCAGGCACGGATAAATTTGGCCAGGCGATCTATGATGGCGAGGCGGCTGTTGTCCCGTGCGCTATCGTCAAGCTCGAGCCGACGGTTCAGAAGACGCCAATCCGATCGACGGGATCGGCCTCGCGCGGCGAGGCGGATGAACTCATCGAGCCGGCCATGATCCTATTCCCGTCAAGCGTACAGATTACCGAGGGCGACAAATTTGTCATTCTCGGCGTCTCGCTGCGCTGCATCTCGGTCCAGCCGCGAATCAGCATCGCTGGCAATCTCGACCACTACGAATGCACCTTCGAAGCTGGGAGCCAGTAATGGGCGGGAAGCTCTATGGCGCCGACGCATTGCGGACAGCTCTGCGCAACATCGCCGACAAGGTCCCGGAGAACGGCCGTAAGGTGATGCACCGTGCTGCGGACAAGATCGTCGAGCGCGCCAAGCTGTTCTGCCCGGTGGATCTTGGCAACCTGGAGGACTCGATCCATCAGGAGACGACCTATGAGGGTCGCGGCCGCCTGGCGATCGACATCGTCGCCGGCGGCGAGTTCGGCGGCATCGACGTGGACGCCTACGCCTCTGAGATCGACGAGAACTACTCCTCGATGCACCCCGGTCCCGGCACGATCGCCAAGCGAAACGCCAATCCAGGCGTCTATATCGGCGAGCATTTCATCGACCGGGCGGTGGCCGAGCAAGAGCCGAAGCTCGAGGCGGCGCTGATCGAAGTCACATCCCAGACGATGGCGGAGGAGGGGAAGTGAATCTTGACTGCATCGCCGAAGTTCTGATTGAGGCCAACCTGGCGACGGCGCTTGGCGTTGACATCTTCGAGCATCACATCCCGGAGACCTGCACGCAGGGCATCCTGCTGAAGCTGCCGATGGATGGCATCCCGGTCAACCACTATATCATCGGCTTTTACAAAGGCAGTTTTCAGGCGATTCTGCGCTCCAAGGATCACGCTTTCGGCGACGCTCAGTCGCTGCTGATCAACAACGCGCTGACCTTCTACAACCGGACTTTCACGGATCCCGTCAGCGGCGACGTCCTGATGCGCGTTCTTCAGTGTTTCCCGCTGACGCGGCCGGTCGTCTACCCGCGAACACAGGGTAACGAGTACGAGTGGGCTTGCAACATCAAGGCCCACTACATCATGATCTGAGTTAAATCAGCTTTGACTTTTCTCGCCCATCATGGCTATAATTCTCCACAGTCAGTTTTGACGTATCTTTTCGAAGGAAATCACCGTGAGCAACACGAATAACGTTCGGCTCGGTGTCTGCCGCGTCTTCTTCGGTGGCCAGGATCTGGGTTACACCCAGGGCGGCGTCGACGTTGAGGTGAAGACCGATACGCATCAGGTCATGGTCGATCAGTTCGGCAAATCGGTGGTCAACGAGGTCATCATGGGCCGCACCGTCACGGTCAAGGTTCCGCTCGCGGAAACGACCCTCGACAACCTGGTCAAGATCATGCCCGGCGCCTCGATCGTCGAAACTGGCGCCACCAAGGCTTCCGGCACCGCGACTTTCTCGACCGTTGCGACCGTCGGCGACTCCATCTCGATTGACGGCGTCGTCTTCACGGCCGCGACCGCGCCCGCCGCCGCGAACCAGTTCGGCATCGGTGCCGATGCCACCACGCAGGCCGCCTTGCTTGCCGCGGCGATCAACGCCATCGACGATGCTTCGGTTATGGTCGTTGCGACCAGCGCCTTGGGCGTCGTGACCCTGACCGCCGCAGCCTACGACACGTCGTTCTACTCGTACAACTCCATCACGCTCGTCAAGTCCGGCACCAGCCTGACGGTCTCGGGCGCGACACTGGCTGGCGGCGTGCTC